GACGCAACAGATAATATGATGCTTTGTGGTCCAGTAAGTTTTACAGGAACAGTCACAGTAAATGGAACATTAACGGTAGTATAATATGGCAACATTATTTGTAGATAAAGTAGACCCGCAATCAGGAACAGCTTTAGAGATAGGCTCTTCAGGAGATACTATAACTATTCCATCTGGTGCAACTATAACTAATAATGGAACAGCAACAGGTTTTGGTGGAGATTTAACACCTGCGTTTCAAGTAACAAAAAGTTCAGCACAAAATGTAAGTCATGCAACAACTACAAAAGTAACATGGGATACTGAAACTTTTGATACTGATAGTGCATTTGCTTCTGATAAATTTACTGTACCATCTGGAGAGGGTGGTAAATATATGTTTAATTTTCACCTACAAGTAGGCAGAGGAACTGATAGTGATATGTATAGAGTTTACACAATGCTTTATAAAAATGGATCACAAGTAAATTTAATTAATTTAAACTTAGCTGGTACAGATGGTAGAATTTTAAATGCTGGAGGTAGTCAAGCACTAGATTTATCTGCTGGAGATTATGTTGAAATATATGTAAATACAGCAACTTCTAGCACAAATTCTATTGATGTTGCTGGAGGAAGCACAGAAACATCTTATTTTGGTGGATTTAAAATATTAGGAGCATAATGGGAACAATTAAAACAACAAACATACAATCGATATCTGGATCAGGAACAGTGACTCTTGGTACATCGGGAGAGACTTTTACAGTTCCAAATGGTGTTACAGTAGCAGGAGGTTTGACTAACACTCCAATGTGGTACGCAAAATCTGCTGCAAATCAAACAGGAATTGCAACAGCCACAGCCACAAAATTAACTTATGGGACGGAAGTAATTGATACTGATAGTGCTTTTGCAACTAGCAAATTTACTGTTCCTGCTTCAAAGGCGGGTAAATATTTTATTAAAGGAACTATAACGTGGTCTAGCGGCGCTTGGACTTCTCAACAAATTTTATATATTTATAAAAACGGAGCAAACGCTTATGCAGAATATAGATATAAAGATGCAACAGATATGGGTATGGAAGTTACGGCTGTTTTAGATTTAGCAGTAAGTGATTATATAGAAATTTATTGTTATCAACCATCAGGTAGTAGTAGAGATACTTGGAGTTCACCATATTCATTTTTTGGATATAAATTAACGTAGGAACATAATGGGATCAATTATTAAAGTAAACGAATATAAAGATTTTAACAACAACGCTATCATGACGAGTGATGGTGCTGGGGTTATAACTTTAAATAATGATGCATTAAAAATGGCTCCTGTTTTTTCTGCAAGAAGAAGTGCAGATACATCTATTTCTGATGCAACACAGACAAAAGTTACATTTGATACAGAAATAATTGATAGTAATGGTGCATATAGCAGTGATAGATTTACTGTCCCGAGTGGTTATGCAGGTACTTATTGGATTCAAAGTCAAATATGTTGTTATGGAGGAGCTGCAAATTCTTTAGGATCAATACAATTTAGTTTATATAAAAACGGCTCTAGTGTTAATTATTCTTATATAGACCCTTATACAAGTAATCAAGAACAAGATGGAATGATAACATATCAACATGTATTAGATTTAGTAGCAGGAGATTATTTAGAAATGTACGCTTATATAAATAGTACTAGTGGAGCAAGTCCAGTTATTAATGGTAATAATAGACAATCAATTTTCAGTGGCTATAGAATAACAGGAACAACATAGGATAGATTATGGCATTAAGTAAAATAGACGCGGTAAACTTTTTAACAGGTACAATACCATCTGGTAATATAGCTACGTCATCTTTAGCTGCAGCGGATACTGGTAAAGTTTTACAAGTTGTTACTGCAACAGATAATACTAGCAGATCATCAACATCAACAAGTTATGTAACTGCTTCTAATACTTTATCAGTTGACATAACTCCATCTGCAACTTCATCAAAAATTTTTGTTACAACTCAATTTACTGTTGGAATTGCACAAGATGATCAAGTTGCTAAATATACAATTTATAGAGATAGCACTGATTTAGGAGATAGTGGTGGTGAAGGCATGCAAAGATGCGCTATGTATAATGCTGGTTATGACGCTTATTTTACTTGTGCTATGAGCATTTTAGATTCACCTTCATCCACCTCTGAATTAACGTACCAAGTCTATGGCAAAACAAGTGCCAGCAGTTTTTATATTAATTATGGAGCTGGTAAAGTATCACTAACAGCATATGAGATTTCAGGATAAATTATGAACACAGTAATAAAAGCAATACTTAAAATAAATCCTAATGCTGAAGTAAGTGTTAGTGCAGATGATATAAATACGATTGTTTGGGAAAATGGAACTACTCCAATTCCTAAGGCTGACATAGAAGCTAAAATACCAGAGGTAGAATTAGACAATGCTATGGCAGATTTAAGACAAAAAAGAAACGCTAAATTAGCAGAAACAGACTTTCATGGACTGTCTGACAGAACCATGTCAAGCGATATGACTACTTACAGGCAGGAATTAAGAGATTTAACTAACGGAGTTACGACAGTCGAACAAGCAAATGCTGTTGTATTTCCAACAAAACCATAATATAAGATAACAAAGGAGTAAAAACTATGGCATCACTATCAAGCAAAGTAAAGCAGTATTGCGCTGACAACGGCGTGGCATCTGTTGACTTTACAAAAGACGTTTTGCTTCAGGATGACTCAGACGGTAAAGGCCCTTACATAAAAAGCTGGAATGTTTCTGGCTTGGCTCAACCAACTGACGATCAACTGAACGCTGTAGACTCTGCTGCTGATCTCGACGAGAGACAAAACGCTGCAAGAGCTGCAAGAAGAAACGCTTACGGTGATTTGGGTGACCAGTTAGACATGCAGTACCACGATAATGTAGATGGTACTACTACATGGAAAGACCATGTAGCAAAAGTCAAAACTGATAATCCAATCCCAACAGAGTAAAGGAAGTAACACATGGCCTACGTCGGAAAATCGCCCCAAACAGGTGC